TCGAAACACACACAAAGGAAAATACCTAATGGCTAAGCGCCCTGTTGATAAGACCCCGTTCCTCGCCGCTGTTGCTAAGGAGCTTGGTAAGGTCAATACGATTTCCCGCGCGGAAGTTGTCCATATTATGAAGAAGTACAAGCTGAAGGATCCGCTCTGGCTGACCAAGAATGACGCCGTGCGCGTCGGTCGTGGAATGTATTCGCTTACCGATGTTCCTGCTACTGCTGTAAAGTCTTCCAAGACGGCCGATATCGCTTCAAGCGTTCCCGTTGTTGCGATGGACGAGGTGGCTAACATCTCCGAAATGCAGATGGCCGCTGCTGCGGTTGTTCCGCTTCACGCGGTAGAGAATCGTGGTATTGATCTGGTGCCGACTAAGGCTTCTGGTTATGTTCCCTTCGGTCACTTCCCGGATGTTCGGATGATTGTCAAGTCTCGTAAGTTCTATCCGACTTACATCACCGGTCTGTCTGGTAACGGTAAGACCATGATGATTGAGCAGATTTGCGCTCAGGAAGGTCGTGAGCTGGTTCGCGCTAACATCACCAAGGAAACTGATGAGGATGATCTCATCGGTGGCTTCCGTCTCTCGGACGGTAAGACTGTCTGGCAGAACGGCCCGGTTATCGTGGCCATGGAGCGTGGTGCCATCCTGCTTCTGGACGAAGTGGATCTTGGTGATGCCAAGCTCATGTGTCTCCAGCCGATCCTCGAGGGTAAGCCCGTTTACCTGAAGAAGATCAATCGAGTGGTTACTCCGGCTCCGGGCTTCAACATTCTTGCCACTGCTAACACTAAGGGTAAGGGTTCGGACGATGGTCGCTTCATCGGCACCAATGTGATGAACGAAGCCTTCCTTGAGCGTTTCAGCATCACTTTTGAGCAGGAATATCCTTCGACCAAGACTGAGGCCAAGATCCTCAACAATGTCCTGAAGACCTCTGGTATTGAGGACAAGGACTTTGCTGACAAGCTGGTCAACTGGGCTGACATGATCCGTAAGGCGTTCTACGATGGTGCGGTCTCCGATATCATCTCCACTCGCCGTCTGGTTCATATCTGCGAAGCCTACGCCATCTTCGGTCAGGATCGTGAGAAGGCAATCAAGCTCTGTCTGAACCGCTTTGATGTGGACACCAAGACTGGCTTCTTTGATCTCTACGCCAAGCTGGATGAAAAGGTTCTTCCGAAGTCTGAAACTAAGGAAGAAGATAAGTCTAAGAATGAAGACGAAGTGGTCTTCACTTAAAAAGAGTTGACATTAGGTTCTGCCTAATGTATAATAGCAGACACTATGGTAGACAACCGCGCCATAGTGTCTGTTCCAACAAAGCGGTTATTTTATTATGGAGTTATTGAATGTCTCAACTGTCTAAGGTCGCTAAGGTTCTCCGTCAGAATACTAAGGGTGCTGGCATCACTGTTGCCCAGATTGCCCGTCTGACTGGTGTTCCGAAGACCAGCGTTTCCAAGCGTGTGTATGACCTACGCACCCTTGAAGGCAAGACCATCTATAGCAACTACCGTACTGTTAACGGTAAGCGCAAGATGTTTTATCGTTTTGCTGCCTAATTTTTATTGACATGTTCAAAAAGGGATGCTATATATAAGCGTAGCATCCCTTTTTATTATGGAGTACCCGCATGGAATTATCAATCAAAGTTGAAGATTTAAGAAAAGCAAAGCTGTTCATTGCCACACCAATGTACGGCGGTGTCAATCACGGTCTTTATATGAAGGCTTGTCTTGATCTTCAAGCACAATGTTTTCAATATGGAATTGAAAATCGTTTTTCATTCCTATTCAACGAATCCTTAATTACTCGCGCAAGAAACTATCTCGTAGATGAATTCTTGCGTTCTGGTTATACTCATCTACTCTTTATCGATTCTGATATTCATTTCGAACCGCAAGATATTCTTGCGATGTTGGCCTTAGATAAGGATGTGATCGGCGCTCCTTATCCAAAGAAGGCTATTAACTGGAAAAATATTGCAACAGCAATGGCAAAGAATCCTGCAATAGGTCCAGGAGAACTTGAAAATCTTGTAGGTGATTATGTTTTCAATCCTGTTCCAGGAACGAAGCAGTTCAATGTAAGAGAGCCGCTTGAGGTTCTTGAACTTGGTACTGGTTACATGATGGTCAAGAGAGAGGTCTTTGATAAGTTCAGAGAAGCTTATCCTAAGCAGAACTACAAGCCTGATCATATTGGTCAAGTAAACTTTGACGGCACTCGTTATATTCATGCATACTTTGACACTGTTATGGATAATGGATATACATATGATGATCTTTACTCCCTTGTATTGAAGGCTTCAAATGGTGAAGATGTGAGTGGAGCTGCTAAGAAGTTTATGGAAGCAGAGAAGACTGCCTCTCATCGCTATCTCTCAGAAGATTATATGTTCTGTCAGTACTGGAGAAAGATGGGCGGGCAGATTTGGTTGTGCCCTTGGATGAAGACACAGCATGTTGGCTCTTATGCCTTCACTGGCAATATGCAATCAATCGCTAATCATACAGGAAATCTATAATGATCATTGGTGTAATTGGTTTTATCGGTAGTGGTAAAGGAACTGCGGCTGATATTCTAGTTGAGAAACACGGCTTCGTAAAGCTTTCATTTGCGGATGCTGTTAAGGATGCCACTGCTGCCATCTTCGGATGGCAGCGGTCTCTCCTCGAAGGTGATACGGATGAAAGCCGTAGTTTCCGCGAGACTAAGGACGAATGGTGGTCGACAAAGTTTGGCTATGATTTCTCTCCTCGCCTTGCTCTACAGCTAATGGGTACCGAAGCCGGTCGTGATGTATTTCATAAGGATGTTTGGGTCTATGCGCTTGAGCGTAAGATGGAAATGTATAAGAATGTAGTTATTGCTGATGTTCGATTCCCAAATGAAATCGAATGGATGCGATCAAAGGGCGGCTTTGCTGTCCGTGTTTGCCGCGGTGCTGATCCTGAATGGTACGATACTGCTGTTACTGCTAACAAGAAAGCTGAAACTCACGAACAGATTTCTCGAAAGTCTGCTGCCGAAGATGCGATGGTAGACCAATACAAAGTCCACTATTCGGAATGGGCATGGGCAGGTCAGATTATGGATTATCAGCTTGATAACAATGGAAGCATTTCCATGCTTGAAGCTGACATCGGTCACATGCTAAAAGTCTTTACAGGCCCGCAAAAGCCTGCTATACTAGCAGCCTAAACTAAAAACACTGGAGAATATATTATGAAGATTAGTGAAAACACCCTGAGTGTATTGAAGAACTTTTCTGCAATCAATTCCGGACTTGTCTTGCAGAAGGGAAATGTCCAGAAGACTATTTCCCCTGAGAAGTCCATTCTTGTTGAAGTTGAACTTGAAGATGCCATTCCGTCACAGTTTGGTATCTATGATCTAAATCAGTTCCTGGGTAATGTTTCTACTCTTGGAAATCCTGATTTGAGCTTCACGGAAAACTCTGTAATGATGAATGATGGCGATATCGCCTTCAATTATTATTCTTGTTCGCCAAATCTTATCGTATCCCCTCCCGACAAGGAGTTGAAGCTTAAGCAGGTCGATGTTAGCTTCACTCTCACAAATGCCATTCTGACCAAGCTTCTTCGTTTGGCAGCTATGAACAATCTCACTCATCTTTCCGTTGTTGGTAAGAATGGTGAAATTCGTTTGCAGACCCATGAGAAAGCCAACGATACTTCGAACTCGGCTTCATTCAAGCTGAACGATTATAAGGGTGAAGATTTTACCGCATCGTTTAAGGTTGATAACATCAAGCTTGTTCCTGGTGACTATGATGTAGAGATGCAGCTTGGCGCATTTGCCAAGTTCACTTCTACGAGTGGCGTATTCAAGGACAAGATCAAGTATTTCATCGCATTGGAGACAAAGTAATATGGCTGGTATCGGACACAATAAGCCTTTCGTGAGTATCAATTCTCTCACCGAAACTCAGAAGACAGATTTGAAGAATGCTATTCGTGAAATGAACGATAGCATGACGCGCGTGGCTTCTGAGCGAGACTTCCAGAAGAGCGCATTGGATGGTGCTGTTGATAAGACTGGTGTGGACAAGAAGATCATTCGCCGTATGGCCAAGGTCTACTACAAGTCCAACTATGCTGAAGAGCAGGAAGAGAACCGTCAGTTCGAAGAATTCTATGACGCCGTGATGAAGTAATGACTGAGTATCGTTATCCTGATCAAGATCCAAAGCAGATATCTTTTGAAGATGTGCCAAAAATTTTGAAAGGGTCTGCTAACTCATCAATCTATACGGTAAGATCAGGAGAGTATGTAACTTTTACTACTCCAAAAGCTTCTAATTGGCAATGTCAAGTCTTTGGTGGGCCAATGGGTGTTGTCTGGACTCCTCGTGAAGGGCAAGAACCCAATTGGTTCCATCGTAAGATGCAAGAGCTTTGCTTCGGCATAAAATGGAAAAAGGTAAAGTAATGACCAAAGATGTAATAGCACGAATGGATGAACTCATGAAGCCTATTGACAGGCAGATCATGATGTGCGATAATGTTGAAGACTTGCTAATGTTGGCTTCCAACATGATGGTTACCG